TCCTTATGTATACTTCGAGCCAAAATTTTAATATCGTTTACTAGTAAATGTCAGCCGCTTTGATTGACCTCGTGTCCAAGGGTGCCCAGGATGTCTACATCACTGGCCAACCCGAAGTCAGTTTTTTCCGCCAGAACTACAAGCGTCATACGAACTTCTCCATCAAACCTGAGCGTATCGATTACATCGGTTCGTTCAGTTCGGGTGCCGAGGTGACCATCCCCGTCAAGTCGAAGGGTGATCTTTTGAGCTACGTGTGGATCGAAGCCCCCGGTATCGCCGCGACGGGTTCGGAAACGACGGGTCTTTTCTCCAAGGATTCCAACCCAACTGAGTTCCTTCTCTACATCGGTGGTCAGCAGGTCTGTCGCCTTGATTCTCTCTATGTCCAGGGTGTTCACAACGTGCTCTACAACGAAACACAGGCTCGTGCGTCGTCGGCTGTGTCTACAGCGGAGGTTAAGGAGAATGCGACGAATACTGTGGGTACAGCCGATCACTTCGTGATTCCCTTCTTCTTCAGCCAGGACTGGACCAAGTCGCTTCCCCTGGTCGCCATGCAGTACCACGACGTCGAGATTCGCATCAAGTGTCGCGACGGTTCCTTCTCGACGACTCCCAAGGTGTATGCGATGTATGCTTACCTTGACACCGAAGAGCGTAAGTTTTTCACGGACAATGAGCATGAGATTCTCATGACACAGACACAGTATCAGATGGTTGGGGCGACGGATACGGATATCGATCTCACTTATTTCAATCACCCCACAAGTGCACTCCACCTTGTATCCTCGAACGTGGGTGCGATATGGGATACGGCGTATGCTTTCGATGATGCTACTCTGTACATTAACGGTACACCTCTCTCCGAGAACATGTCCAAGGATTACCATCATACAGTGGTTCCCAAGATGCACTGCCAGTGTCTCCCCGATGATCTTCTGCAAACCGCCCCCGTGTACACATGGCCATTCTGCCTCAACATCGGAAAGTCTCAGCCTTCCGGTTCCCTGAACTTCTCTCGTATCGATACGGCGAAGGTGACACTCAGAAACGTGTCCGGTGGTAACATGCACCAGCGTATGTACGCAGTCAACTATAACATTCTTCGTATCAAGAATGGTATGGCCGGTGTTGCGTTCGGTAATTAATTCCAGTTGTCAATCAAAGTTTTAGTTTTTTCATACATCTTCTTTCCGTGAAAGGTGTTATTCTTTTCCCCTTCCCATATTGTGAGTCGGTCCTCGAGAAATTCCTTGAACTTGTCCGAGTCACAGTTAGACTTGTACCGAACCTTTTCACACTTAAGTGCATCCGTTGTAGCAGATAAACGACCATCCATTGAATGCCCAGCAAATTCTTCAGGTGTGAGACGAGTAGAAACTTCTTGTTTTTTTCCAAGAGCCATTTATACTATGAACGCACCTATCCTTTATTACTGTAAAGCGTGTAAGAGGACTTATGATGGTCACGCACAATGCTGCTTCGAGATGGAACATGTCATAGTTAAAATCCCCGAAGATACTAAATGATACCCCTTCTCATAGCTGGTGCACTCACTGGTACACTCGTTTATACTTTCATGGGACAGAACCTTGTGTCTTCCTCAGAAGCCAAGCGGCTCATCAAGGAGGGTAAGATAAAGAAGGTCATCGATGTTCGTACAATCACAGAATATCGTGCAGGACACTATCCCAAGGCACTCCACATCCCCGTTAATAAGATGGACGAAAAGACCACTACGGAACTTCCCAAGAAGGGTTTACTCGTCTACTGCAATACTGGGCAACGAGCCAGGTTTGCGGCAGAGACATTGGAAGAACTCGGTTTCGAAGATGTCTACTACATCGCCGGACACTACTCGAGCCTACTTTAACTTCACACCCAGAACCCGCCTCAACTTCTGAAGGACACCGGTGTCAGGGATGGCTCGACCCGATTCGTAGGAACTGATGATACCCGCATTCACTCCAACTGCGATTGCTAAATCTTTTTGTGTTTTGAAACCTTTAGCAATACGCCCCTGTTGAATCATCTTTGCCATAGAAAGTGGTACCTTCTTATGGGTACCGATCTCCTCATCTTCTAATTTCTGCTCCTTCGTACGTTCATAGTGCTTCGTTAGAGGTCGTTCTGTGGGTGCAGCTTTTCCATGAATGACAACCGGAGTCCAATCCTGGTGACTCATATGTCTAGATAACACGTTTCGTTTTTAAGATTCTTTCCAGACGTTCCTTCTCCCTTCTCATGAAGATAGTTAACTGATCAACTTTACCCCCCAATGTCACCTGTCCATACTGTTTGAGCGAAGAAACATTTTCGACACGCACCAAGTCTACCCACGACATTTTCGATTCGGGTGTTTTGCTGTGGTGTATAGCTAGTACGGCAGCATCTCTTTTTATGTCTCTAGGAAGTTCTTGTCCTTCATAACAGATGACAACGTGTGACCCCGGATAACCACTCGCATGCATCCACCAGTGTTCGGGATCACTCATGTTTGTGAGATGATCATTTTCTTTTGCATTTTGACCAATTCGGACGGGGATATTACCGGAAACGGTATATTCTAACATACGAGGTGTACGCTCATAATCCTTATACTGAGTGAAAGATCGCTCGAAGAAATTGTAATAGTACAGTAAATGCACGTCGTTCTTAAACCCAGTCCGTCTGTTGCACATAAATATAGAGTCATCCTCCCTAGTAAAAGAGCTATCGATTTCGGTCGGAAGGGGGTTCAATATTACACTGACCATGGCGACGCCCGTCTCATGCGTGCACATCTTATTAGGAAGGGGGCTGTCATTCCTAAGAAGTTGCGGATAGAGACAAATCACCACGAAATTCATCGGGGTATGTTGGCTGTAGATGAAAGTGAAAAGGAAGATTGGCAAGACTTTTTCCGGGCTGATTATTGGGAACGGTGGATGCTCCTGTCCTACCCAGATGTCAACAAGGCCAAACTCTACATGACAATGACCAAAGGTGTCCTTTTCATGCCTCAGGCAGAAGACTTCTGGTATTGTGACAATAAAAATATCGACAGAATATAATGAGTTGTATCGTCGGACAATCGAAACGCGAAAACAACGTCGAAATAGAACCCATGGGATGTAGACCAGTTAGCCCCGATGTATGCAAATCCGGCTTCATGGCCCCGAGTGAAAATATAACGAAACCCAAGAAATCCCTGGACCAGTGCTGTAAATGTCAGCCTGATGAATCATGCTCTTTCTGTATCGACCCATCTAAATGTACAGAAGAAGAGATTGAACGATACGTGGCGGATGAAGATGATGAATGTTTTTCTGATGATACGGAACTTTATGAACCGGTCCCACCAGAAGAACCCATGGAAGAATTCATCCCTGAAACGAAAGAAGCTGAGGAGAATGCTACTGTCTTGTACTACATTTTGGCTGGGGGTATTTGCATGTTTTTCATTGCACTTCTCTCACTGACCCGTTGATCCAAACCCACCAGAACCACGGTCAGTATCTTCTACGATATTGATCTCCGCGATAGGCGGTGTCTCACACTTCTCAAGAACGAGTTGAGCGATGCGATCACCCTTCTTAACCTCAAAGTCTTTGTCCCCATGATTGAAGAGAACGACTTTGACTTCACCCGTATAGTCTGGATCAATGACACCAGCCCCAACCTGGATACCGTGCTTGACGGCGAGTCCGGATCGTGGTGCGACGCGTCCATATACTCCAGGTGGGAGAACAACTGTGATCCCCGTGGAGACAAGCCCTCTTTCCGACGCACGAATAACACAGTCCATATTGCTGTAGAGGTCATAACCCACAGAACCATCGGAACCGCGAGTAGGAACAATAGAATCATAGGTCAATTTCTTGATCCCAAGGGACATTGTAATTCATAATCGATACTTGTCCTTATATTCATTCACTGTGATCAGTTTTGCTTCAGGTAATCCCTTGTTTGGTGGATATTTACAAAAGTTTTTGCAACGACAGTGTTTCGTCTTTGAGAAACATTCTTTCTTTGGTGCATAACACCGTAGTGGTAAATAGATGTCGTTAGATATGTAACGCAAAATTCGATCGATGAATATCATTGACTAATTATAATTTCTGCCTTTTAATTAGATGAATCATTGTATCGTATTCGGAGCCAGGGGCCATCTAGCACAAACAAGAATCATCCCAGCCCTGAATAAGCTCGAGTGTCCATATACACCCATATCACGGAGTGTTGTTTCAAATCTACAACACCTCAAGAATACGTCAAATGTTGTCGCTTACATGTCTATTCCGACCCACAATTTTTGTGAAAACGTCGAGCCCTACATAAATGTCATCAACCCAACCTACATCTTGGAAAAACCTCATGGGCATTCTCTGGAAGACTTTGAAAGAATACATTCGTTTGTGAAGACGAACAATATGAACGTTCTTTACAATGATCACTATCTTGGAAAAAGTATACTGGATCGAATTGAATTACCCGACAACCTAGAAAAAATTAAAATCACCATCCATGAGAGTCCCGACATAAATCAACGAATCGAATACTTTGATAGTGTTGGCATAATTCTGGACATGTACCAGAGTCATTGTGTCTTGTTGTTCGCGACTCTATTGGCTAGACATTTTAAGCAGACAAGAAAAGAAATTCTACACGATTTCAAATTTGTCAAACCACATGTTACACATGTGTCAAAAAGTCATCTCTATACAGGTACAGCACCAACGTCGTGTCGTGTATCAATGAAATATAAGGATGTCTTTCTTGAAGCTGATATTTCAAAGATGGTACCGGATGAAAAGACTATATCCATCAACGACAATGACAAGTATAACATGAATACAGGTCGATGTGCATATGAATCAATTTTGGAAAAAATTAAGATGGACGACCTGTCCTCATGCATCGATGAACAGGAAGTCAGGGACCTGTGGGATCACTTTTCAATAATGGAATGCTGACCGAAATAGTTACGTTGAGCCATCAAAAAATTTACAGATGTCCGACGCTGGTGTATGAAATCAAACTGGGTAAGGGCAGCCTGTACAGAAGGACATGGTATACCCGTTGCCGTACAGAACATGACAAATACCCTCACATCTTCGGCCGTCTGCTCGACGATGTCGTAACAACTTTCCGCAATCATAGGACACTCAATGATCGTACCAGATGACCACGCATTGATTGTTCGACGCCTTTCGACGTTACGAGTATTCATGACCTTAAAACCCTCTATGAGTGCCATAGCAAATACGAAACGTAGTGTTGATGTGGCAATGTAGGGATCAATTGCGTAATTCAGGTGTTGGTTGACGTTCACCGCCTTGACATCACGACTCACGAGTCTTGTATTAAGTGCCGCATTTAGAACGGGTGTGGGAATGCCATACTCGATAGCAACCTGCGAAGTCCATGATCCGGTATTGTTCATTTCTGCAACATCTAGGATCTTAGAAATGTTATAGTCACTCAATACCTTAAGAGCTGAGTTTACGATGTATCCATCGGCGTCAGTTTTTTTAGCTTCATCGAGTGCCTGTTTCATGTAAAATGCATCCTGGTTACAGTACGCGTATACATCAGCGACACCCTGAAGCATGCCATATTCCACACCATTGTGAACCATCTTTGTGAAGTGACCGAGCCCATAATCGTTGCCCATATGCGTAAAATTCTTACAGAAACTGGAAAAGAGATCGGTATTTTCGATGAACACATCTTCATCACAACCAATCATCAAAGCAGGTCCGGAAAGAGCTCCAAACGCACCACCTGATAGTCCAGTTCCGACATAGTTCACGTTCTTCGACCTACACTTGGATCCCCTCTTTCTCGACGTTCTATAATGTTCATTGGAACAGTCAACGATAGTATCGTTCGGGTCGAGTTTTTCTAGAAGGGATTTGACAACACCGTCAGTGGCTTCACCGTTTGGGAGAGCTGTGAAAATGGTGCGTGGAGTATCCATCTCTGAAATGAAGGTATCCATATCGGTGTGACCATGGATCGCATCACTTTTATTCGCTACTGCATCAACCTTTTCTTTTGTGCGACCATACACATGGACATCACGAGAACGCTGGAGATTGAGAGCGAGGTTACCCCCGATAGCACCGAGACCGATGAGGCCAACCGAAGACATTATGTTTTACTTATGTGATATTATTTTAAGTGTATAAATATGACGTTACGAAGGGAGGGATGGGGTCCTCCATGGCTTCGTAAAGTGTAAAAATTCTCCTTCAATCGGGATCGAACCGATGACCTCGCGATTAACAGTCGCACGCTCTAACCAACTGAGCTATGAAGGAATGGTCCTCTCTACCTGAATCGAACAGGTGACAAATGGAACTACAGTCCACTGCTCTACCAACTGAGCTAAGAGAGGGGAAGCTCCCACCAAGATTCGAACTTGGGGTGGTGGATTCAAAGTCCACAGTGTTAACCAACTACACTATAGGAGCGTGATCTCTTCCAATCGGGATTGAACCGATGACCTACAGATTAACAGTCTGCCGCTCTACCTACTGAGCTATGGAAGATGGTGCTGAGAGTGGGGTTCGAACCCACGCGTGCGAACGCACAGACGATCTTAAGTCGTACCCCTTAGACCAACTCGGGCATCTCAGCTAATATATCTTATAATTGTATTAAATCTTTAAGCACTTTGGTGGTGGTTCAAAGGCCGTCTTTTCCTTTAGTTCTTGACGCTGCTTCATCTTCTTGATGTCCGCACCCTGGCAGTCATGTTTAGTTAGGTTGATACAACTCGGACAGAAACTACCTTCACAATATTGACAGTCGATGGGAACACCACACTTCTTACGACACAGTTGGCAAGGCATACCTATTTTAAGTATACATTTTTTTAAATTAGTTAAAAGGTGTTGTCTATGTAAACAAAAAAGAGATGCTGATCCTCCGAGCCATCTGGGGTACTCTACGTGACATGACTCCTCATTACCTGGGTAATCTATGCACAATGACTAAGTCAATTTTGTGGGATGCCCCTCAGCGTTTCTACCTTGATATTGAACTGGAATACCTTCGATTGAAGCGTCTTTCCGAGCCTGAGCCTGAGCCTGAGCCTGAGCCTGAGCCTGAGCGTAAAAGATTGATCAACACACTCCTAAGTCGGTTCTGGAGAATTCACAATTAATGATGTTTACACAAGACTTTGCATTGGCCTTTTGCCAGGCTACGAACACTCTCTGCACAGACGTTCAAAGAGAGATTTGGAATCTCTGTATCCAAGAACCCGAGTGCCCACCGGCACCCAAAAAAAATGTTTAAAAATTTTTTAGAGTTTATCGGGGTGAGGACAAATACCCATCATCCAAATTTGATCCGGGCTATCAATCAATGTAACGAAGTTCGTTACATTCAAGTATCCGAAAATCCTCATTCGGAGCGTCGGGAACTTCTTGATGTTCTCCTTACGAAGTGCAAAAGACTCATGTCCTTCGTAGTGGAGAAAGAATCAGACAGTGATACGTTCTACGATATCATGGAATTGTCCAATAAAGTGAGACTTGCCCTTTATAGAAACGACGATATCACGTATCTGTATGATGAATTTAACCTATATGCCTCTAAATACAATAAAAAATCCAGATCGTCAATGAATCTTAGCAACTTAGAGATTTAATACAATGGTGAATAATGGAATGCCCCGTGTGTTACTGTGATACGAATCTTGTACAGTTAACGTGTGGACATACTCTTTGTGCTTCGTGTACAAAGAAATGGTATCTTCAGCATCGGGGTTGTGCGACATGTCCCATGTGTCGACAATCTCTATGTTTTAGAAATATCATACACAAAAAAAGGCAATGGAATGTCGAACGATGTCATCAACTTTACACAGAGTTTATTGATGAGCTGATATTTGATTGTACTGAAGAGTATTTACCCTTTTTATTGCAGTGTATGTCAATCATACAGAATAGATATACATTTACGATGAAAAGTTACCCAGACGTTACGAGTGATGCCATGGAGTTTATTTTACGATACTCATGGATTCCACTCGAACCCGAAGATGTATATAATCATGACATCCGAACCTTCATGCACTACCTTTTTGTCAATAGGACTGAATATCATAACCTAAGTAGTTCACAATACGTGAAATTTCAAGTCGAAATGGATCTCTTCCATAAACTTATCGATCTTATTGATCGGAACTCGGAGAAGATCCCCGATGGGGACTATCTCCAGATGTGTGACACTATACAAGAACTTCGAAAGAAAGTGAAACCGCCGTCATTCTTATTGAATCAGAACCAACCCCTACATTTGCCAAGCGATCCCGATACCAATGCTCAGAGAGAAAGAGAACAGCTTCATCAGCGATGGAGGGAGGTTGATGAAGAAGTTGAATATCCGGGTTTAAATGAATTCTTACAAGCGTTACACGAGGATTGGGTGGCAACTGACAACACGATTCGCACAGCGAATTGGCCGCGGCATATAGAGAGGCATGACGACCCAGTTGAACCGGGTGCGTATTATCCTCCACCTAGAGATGGTACCACTGTTGCTGAAGTACGCCTAAGTGAATAGGGACATTTGTAATTGTAAGAAACAATGGAAGAACTTATGAGTCTCATCGATAAAAACTCCCATAAAATACCCGAAGGTGATTATATTCGAATGTGTCGATTACTGAAAGAAATGTACAGGAGCAGGGATCGATTACTTGTCACACCTGATGTGGTTGGTGAAGATTTCATCATGACATCAGATGCATTTAATAAATGCCATACATGGATCAGAAGTACAGAAGCTCTCCGAGACGCCTTCGAAGAACACGAAAAAGATCCAACGGACAAGGTGAAATTAGCAATCTATAAACAGATTCGAGAAGCATCTAACCTTTATTGGAGAGAACTTAACCAAACTCATGGGTATGAGGAACTCATGTGGTTTGTGCACAGGGGAACACTCGCACAACGTGATTTCAGATATTATGGTAGGGCGGTGCGGAGGGGTCAGGTCTAGGGAGTGATCGTACTTCAATACACGCGGAAGGATCTATCGTTCCTGGTGCATGTAGTTGTTTTAGTCTCGAGAGTTCCTGTAATTGAATATGTATTTGTTTTAGTTCGTTACATATTTTCACATACACCCACTCTCTCTTTGTTGGGAACATCTCATCATCCATTATTTCCATGATCTTTCGTACATGTTCCATACCTAAGAGAGGCTCAGAATTTATATTTTAGAAATATACGTGCTGAACTTAAAACTAGTATCACATTATCATAAAATGTCACTTGTTCCCATCAAGTTGATCAAGAATATTTCCACCAGAAACAAACTTTTGAAAATCAAGGAGGAAACTCCCGAAATTGATAAGAACGATTACATCGAATCCAGAATCACCACAAATGCGAGAGCTCGTAACCTCATGGCTATAGAGGATGCTTCCGAGATGGCAAAGGAATACCTTCACGAAGATGGGTTCTTTGTAAGGTTCGGAGAAGACATCAAAAAAGAATCGGGTAAAGATTTCAAATTTTCGTACCGTAAGACCAGTACGATGGAAAGGAAACGTACAACCTCTAATGAATCCACTGGTATCGAATATATTTTGATGGAACATTCTTACCCGGATGGTTCGGGGCATTACGGTATGGCTAAAGTCAATCATGACAATAAGACGGCTGTAATATATGATTCAATGACGGATACAGATTCGGATTTCGAAGAACCACTCCGTTCATTACTCGGTCGTAGATACAAACTGTCTATGAAAGCACTTAATGGTTGTTACCCACAACCCACGGGTGGTTTTGTTTCACAGTCATTTACCAGTTTTAAGAATAAGAACTCGATGGGCCTTTCTCAAAAGAAGTTGGAGGAGGCATTTATCATCTCACAATATGATGAACTTTCTCAACATCACTTCTGTTACATGGAGTCTTTTCTCGTTATGATGACTGACCTTGGCATCCTTAGACCTGGTCCCAAAGACCCACGTGAACGTCTCGAATACATTAAAAAGTTTATTTGGGGGGTGATTCATGAGTATGTTCCCAATTCGAATCGTAGGACGGCTCAATGGAAATATTTTGAAGAGTATTTTCTATACATCATGGAGACCTCTGACTCAAATGGTAAGCGTTTACCTATGCGAAATGGTACAATTCAACTCCCACCCTCAAATGGGAATGTACGTTTTAAATTGAGGAAGATAAAGTTACCTAAGTAGAATCAAAACATTGTATTTTTCAAGAAAACATGGAACACCCACTCCCCACTGGTATTTTCGTTGAGATGTCGAACGAATTTGATGATTGGACTGAAGAGGATTTTGACAGAGAAATCAAGAGACTTCGACAACGTGTCAAAGAGCTCGAAGCCAAAAAGGTAACACGCGTGGATTACGAAGAGGTTGTACTGGATCCACCTGACGATGACGATGACGATGACGATGATATCATGCACGACCCCGATGTTCGTGAGATGGTTGAAAATGGTGAACACATTTGTCATATGTTTGACGCACCCTGCCAAGCGTGCCAAGAAGATGAGGATGAGGATGAAGTCATACAGCGGGTTGACCAACTGCGTGCACACTTTTGTTAATCTTCTGTTAACAAGTCAATTTCTTTTTCGTAGGTTTGAGAAAGTAGTAGAGATTTTAGGTCTCTTGTAAATGTAATATGCTTTTTTGGTATATCTCCCCACAAACGCTCCGAACACACGAATGTGTCAACAGCCCCGTCTCTCAATAGAGGTTCAAGTAAAGTCCAATTTGGTTCATCGTATCGAATTTTTGTACACCCCCTAGCAAACCTCCTTGAATATATGTACCATGCCACGATACTCTTATAGATGTGTATGGGTCGTTTTCCTTGCTCAAGACATTTTCGAAGAGAAGGTACCACGAAGGTGTGAAACTTTGTGAACCCATCCATACAGATTCTATCCAATTCATCGACGTTCGTTTCATTAGAAAATCGCTCTTCGACCGTGTCGATGTAGTCATATACATCGAAGGGTAATTTTGTGTCGATCGAGGGAACAATCTCCTCTCGTTGAAGCTGTTTAAAGTGTTTGCGGTGTAACGGATCATTCATAACCTGGTCGAATGTCTTGTAACCAGAGAGAGCACCGATATAGGCGAGTGATGTGTGACCACCATTGAGAATCCGAATCTTTGTCTCTTCATAGGGTTCGATATCATCACTTATGATAACACCAACCTTGGTTAGATCAGGGAAGTCTGAAGCGAACTTATCTTCAATGACCCATTGTGTATATTCTTCGGTTTGTACAGCGGTTGAACCATGACCGGGGAACACACCTTCTACTTCCCGACGAAGTGCATCCGTTGTTCGAGGTGTAATACGGTCGACCATACACGAAGGGAACCTGACATTTTCCCTGACCCATGCAGCGAGTTCGTGTTGGTTAGTATGATACAGATAAGCTAAAAACTGTGTTTCGAGAACAAGTCCATTTTGGCGAATGTTGTCACATGATAGGATCGTTATAGGATTTTTACGATTACGAAGACCACATGCCAGGTATTCGAAAAGTGGAGACCCCGGTGCGTACCCACTCTCTGTGACGGTAATGGTGATAAGATGAACACTGGGTAAGGTTAGCATATGTTTCGCGATCGTCCTATTTTTGGTCCAGTCGATGTAGTCAAGATGCGATCTAATCATCATGTATTTCGAAGGCGTCTTCAAGACGTAGTCGTCAATCTCCCTGAAACCCTCGTTTCTTAAGTTAACAGCTACGATACCCCAACGAAGATCCCCTGTTTCCTTCATGTACTCATGAATGTACATCGCCTGATGTGCTCTGTGGAAATTTCCGTACCCTATATGAACAATACCAGTCTGGCATTCAGACTTGTCATACATTCGTTAAGTTACTTAGACAAATTAAAATAAGAAAGATTAAGCATGGAAAATTTATTGAGGGCTATGCAACTAATAGATAAACACTCAAAGGTATTACCGGAGGGTGATTACCTGGAAATCTGTAACAACTTGAAGAGTGCCTACAATAAACGGAGTGATCCAGTTATGTTTTTCGATTATGATAATTTTCATATCATCCCCATGAGTGACGATCAGCGTGTCATCAGTTATTTCAATAACTATTATATTGATAGATCGATTGAACTCGACAGCGACTTTAATCAGCTACAGATAAACTATCTTGAAGGTGAACTGTCGAACCACCAACCTATACGTCGCATATCCAAACCCATGCGTGAGAGGGTACTTAGACATTATAGTCGGATTCATAACGTCGACCCTGGACACTTCGATAAAAAGACTGTTACTCAATTATGTAAAAAGTACATGGAACTCGAAAACGACTTTAGAAGTCGTTACAGAGATGCTATCGTGAAACGTTTATACTGGCTTGAAGACTCAAACGACAATCTACAGGAGATATAAAGTTTAGATGTCATTGTATAACAATGTTAGCTCTAGCTACATGTAGACCAGTACTCACAGCGAGGCACACGAAGCGTTTTAAAGTATATGCAACAGCATATAAGAATGTTGACCCTTATCGTGAAACTTCCTTACGGTACATGGGGTACGCGAATGAGCTTGGTGAGGCTTTTACAACGTATCTCCCTGACTGGGGTCTCCCAGCTTCCTATTGTGTCGCCGCGTCCTATGTCATGTTTGACACGATTGACAAGGGACAGAAGGCGTTTGATGCTGCCGAAGAGGAGGACAAGCTCACCGACACTCTCAGGATCTCTACGGAAACCCTGACGTGGCAGATGCTCGCTTCCGTCTTCTGGCCCGGGTCGATCATCCGGGTGATTGTGAATCTATCTGCTAACCTCGTTTCGAATGATGACTTACATTTTGTACCTACGATCGTAGGACTCCTCGCGATACCTCTCATCGTGAAACCCATCGATACTACAGTTGATAAACTGATGGAGAATTCTATTTCAAAGGTCATCAACGGTGAAATCAAGACACCTGAGGATGCGAGTGCTGCCTTCATGACGACTGCTGGTTCCTTCTCTGTACCACCGATCATGTTTTTTATCGCAGCCGCAATCAAAAAGTTAAAAACCTAAGTGAAATTGCAATTGTCCAAAACAATATGTAAAAATGGATAATCTCCGAAATCTCATGCAATGTCTGGACGACATTTCCAAGATGATCCCTGAGGGCACCTACTTGGAAATGTGTGACAACCTCAAACAAGTTCATGACAACATACCCAAGAATGATGATCCACCGGTGACCGATAACCGCCGAGTTCCATTCACCCCCGTCCTAAATTTCGGCGATTCGGACTCCGAAAGTGAGAGTGAAAGCGATGAAGATGATTCGTGGCATCCAGGATGGTACGATGAATGGGCTCAAAATGAGGAAGGTCTTCGATTAATGGTACGCGACTTGAGAGTCGCTAATGGTACACTGAAGACACTGAAACCCATCCAGCGAATCACTAAGAAGGTCAAGGAGGCTGCGATGAAACATTTTACCTCTCATACACCAATCTTCGACACCAACATCTTTGGGGATGATACTTCAAATGTGGCCACGTTCGAGAATTATGTTCGACTCACAGATTTTACGCATCTGTCACACCCGGAACGTAAAGAACTCGTGAGCAAAAAGTTTGAGCGTAAAATTTATGATGACTATAAGATGTTTGAAAACCACCGAATCGAAATGACGAAGAATCAGGTGTTGGAGTTGAAGAGGAATTTGGAGATTGAAATTAGAGATTTGAAGGTCCGTCAAGATTACTTGCGGGTTCATTACAATTTGTAATAAAGAATTGAACATTGTATAGTGTAAACATGTCCCTCGTCTACGCCCTTTCCAAACCTATCACCCCCACTGAGTACTCCCGCCTCAAGACAACCCTAAAGAGGTCTACAGCTGGATATGGATCGGCTCTGAGTGCCTCCTATTTCATCACACAGGGGGCAGACCAAGGTGTTTCGGCTGTTTTGGGAGCCACAGCGTCATACGCGTACGTGACCCTTCTATCAGATAGGGTGGACAATTTCGAAAATTCGACAATTCAGAAGGAGTTTTTGGCACCTCTCGGTGCCGCCGCTTTTGAAGTGTCGTGGAATAATGCACCTTTCGCATTTGACTTTGATTATGGTGCTACGTTTGTTGGATTCCTCGCTTATAAATTTGCTCTCTCAACTGTGTTGTACCAAACCGTGAGGGAGATGATGATTGGAGATAGTGAAACCTTCTACGACACCGAAGAGAAGGTTTATAACGATCTCTCTAAAGATGAGTAAATTTACAACTCAACACGGTGTCCGGTGGCATTTAACCTAGAAAGTTCGCGAGCTACCTTGACGACGCGACGAGGAGACATGGTTCCCATCTTGACGCGATTCACGAGCTTACCCTTCGCACTCCTATTGAGACCCTTCATGGCACCGATACGCTTGATGGCCTCATCCTTGGTGAGGGGCTTCGCCTTCTTGGAGGGTTTGGGGATACGCACAGGGGAAACCGCCCGAACCACCTTCATTGTAGGGGTCGTGATACGAGTGGTCATGGCCTTCATAAAGTTGGTGGCAACCTTCTTGTTGAGAGCCTTCTTTTCCGCACGCTTCTTCGCAGCCGCACGCTTCTTCGCAACCTCGGGGTACAACTTGGCTAGAGGCACGTTGTTCATGCTGTTCTTCGCCTTACCCTTGATGGAACCACATAGCTGCTGGACAGTCTTCTTTTCGGTGTTGATGCCATACTTCTTGGCAACCTTCAC